GATATACGAGCAGTATGTGGTTGTGTAATTGATTCAGTACGACATTCAATACCATTTCATGAAGCAGAAGGTAAGACTCCTGAGAGTATTAAAAAGTTTGATTATATCACAAAGAATGTTTTACCTCAATGTATCATGGAAGTTGAGGCTGGTATCATGTTGAGAAATGGTGAGAAATAGACTTGACATTTGTGAAATCATAGTATATAATAAATACATATTGAGTTAATGATCCAGTTTATATAACTTTTAAGACAGGGGTGCGATTCCCCTCGGCTCCACCAAAGAGATTCAAGGATAGTTTTATTGGGGCCGCAATAGAGTTCGATTGGGAGCGAAGGAACTGAGGAGATTCAAAAACCATAATCGCAAATAACAACGATTATACATCCGCTTCTTACGCACTAGCTGCTTAAGAAACCGAGTTAGGAGAGTGACTTGGGAACAGAACTACTCTCCACTAACCTATTATCCCCTAACATTATGGAATTGAGTTTTTTGACACCAACCAAATTTTCTACTATGATTGAAGAAATGGTTGCAGAGAAGCGTCTAACCTATATGGATGCTTGTTTACATTACTGTGAAGAAAACAATGTTGAACCTGAGTCTCTTGGTAGACTCGTAAATAAAGCACTCAAACAGAAGATCCAAGTAGAAGCAGAAGGTCTTCATTTCCTACAAAAATCTAGTACATTACCACTATGATGGAAGCCTATGATGCATATAAAATGTATCTAGGAATCAAACTGCATTTCGGACAAGAATCTTATGATTTTTTTCGATATAATGGTGCAGTCAATGCTTCTAAGGATTCATTTATGCATAGGAATGATAGGTATTTTTTCCACAAGCTTGGAAAGAGATACGACAAAGAATTGCGTGAATTTCTTGTATCTAATTTTTCTAAAGAGGATAGTGTAAACCCTAAAGGGCTACTTGCAAACAAAGCAGAAGAAAACTATACTCAATGGAAGAAAAACCAACAATCTATTACAAGATTATTTGATCAAGAACTAAAGAAATGTCTTGACATTTACGATAATTTTGGTATAATGTTTATTAAAGAATCAGAGAGTAAACATCCACCGATTGTTAAACTGATTCAACAGAATAAGATCAGTACAGAGACAGCGATCATATTAGATCATTTTCTCAACTGGATAGATTATATTAATCGTGAAGTAGAGTTGTACGATTCTTGGGTTTGGCCGAGAATTAGTAAGAGACTTCGCAAATGTCAACCATTTATCAAATTCAATGAGGATAAATGCAAAACCATTCTAAAAAACAGGGTGGAAAGCGTTCTTCAGAAGACTTGATCCGTGAAGTTGCTCATCTGAAAAGTCGGATGGGTAATCTTCAGAAGGATGTAAGGCGTCTGGAATATGACAACGCTTTACTGCAACGCAAGTTGCAGACACTAACATCTATCAGAAAAGGTAGGTAATGGCCGAATCAGAGGTTTCTCTGATTGATCACATGGGTACGGATTTAACAGTAGTTAATGCGGCCCGTGTATCTTTTGGTAAGAAAAAAAAAGAGTTCACCGATGGTGATGAAAAACTGATTAAGTATCTTGCAGATCATAATCATTGGTCACCCTTTGGACATTGTTCAGTACAATTTCATATCAAGGCTCCAGTATTTGTTGCAAGACAATTAGTTAAGCATCAGATCGGTTTGACTTGGAATGAAATCAGTAGAAGGTATGTTGACAACTCACCAGAGTTCTACGATGTGGATGTTTGGAGAGGACGGGCGATAGATAAGAAACAGGGATCTGGAACGGATACCATTGAATGGGTAAATCGTGATAGAAGAACTGATACTTTGAAATCAGAAGTCGAAAACATTGCACTAAAGAACTACAATCAATTGATTAAAGCTGGAGTTGCACCAGAACAGGCTCGTATGATTCTTCCTCAGAGTATGATGACTGAATGGTACTGGTCTGGTACACTCTATGCATTTGCTAGAGTGTGTAATCTTAGATGTTCTCCCGATGCTCAGAAAGAGTCTAAGGAAATTGCAGATAAGATTGCATTACATTGTGAAACTTTGTTTCCTCATAGCTGGAGATCACTATGGAATCCAAGTACACACTAATAGTCAGTTCGGGCAGTTATGCCTCAGATTCACTTATCCACTTGTTGTGGGTAGTGTTTAGTCATAGATTACATCACTTTGTAAAAGGTGAAGGTTTTCGTGACTAATAAATATGAGTAAGAACCAGAAGATCCAATAAGGGTACGAAGCTTGGATCGGCGGAAGACCCACTGGTTCTTCTCAATATGTTAATATTAATAATACGATAATACGAAAGGAAAATATGTCGTTTTCAGCACTTAAAAATCAATCCAACCTCAACTCTCTTCTGGATGAGTATCAGAAACAGAGTTCCCCCGAAACAAAATCATTCGATGATGACCGATTCTGGAAACCAGAAATGGACAAGTCAGGCAATGGTTTTGCTGTAATTAGATTTCTTCCTGCACCAGAAGGTGAAGAGATTCCTTGGATAAGGATGTTCACTCATTCCTTTCAAGGGCCAGGTGGATGGTTCATTGAAAACTCTCTAACCACAATCAACAAACAAGATCCTGTCTCTGAGGCAAATCGTGTCTTGTGGAATACTGGTTCAGAGGCAGATAAAGAGACTGCTCGTAGACAGAAACGTAAACTGTCATACTACACCAACATCTATGTGGTATCAGATCCTCATAGACCAGAGAATGATGGGAAAGTTTTTCTCTATAAGTTTGGTAAGAAGATCTTTGATAAGATCATGGAAGCCATGAAACCTGAGTTCAGTGATGAACAGGCCATCAATCCATTTGATATGTGGAAGGGTGCTCATTTCAAACTCAAAATCCGAAAGGTGGATGGGTACTGGAACTATGATAAGTCAGAGTTCGCTCAACCTTCTCAGTTGAAAGATACCGATGAAGAGATGGAACAGATTTACAACTCAGAACATAAGTTGAAGCCGTTCCATGAGACATCTAATTTTAAGACTTATGATGAGTTGAAGGTGAAGATGGATCGTGTTCTTGGTGGTGCTAGGGATAATAGGACTGCTGAGCAAATCTCTCAGGATGTAGAGGATACATTCAGTTATGACTCTATTAAAGAGTTTAAGGATGAGAAGATGAGTAGTAAACCACAAGCATCTGATACTATGGCTTACTTTGAGAAGTTAGCGACTTCCTAGTTCTGTTTTGGTTCGTCTGTAGCTCCTCGCATGCCTTTATCTTCTGAACTTGAAGACATAAGTGTCTTTTGTGAATTATTTTCATGTTTTTCTATAGAGGCAACATTAACAGCAGCTGCAGGCGCACCTACGGGCACTTTATCTTCCAATTTAGCTAACTCTGCTGCTCTAGCTCTTTGTTCTATCCTTTTCATTTGTTCAGGAGTCAGGTTAAACTCCGATTTCAATTTTCCTTCATCATCTAATTTTCCAGATCCTACTTTTTGATTTATAAATGATTTTGTTGCTTTTGATGCATCATCTCCAAAACTAAAAGCTTCAATAGGTTTAAAATCCAGACCAAGTGTTTCAAAAAATCCCCCTAATAATGACCCAGGCTCTGGACTAAGAAGAGCATTAATTTTATTCACAGCAAAATTTAATATATCTTGAAACATTACTAATGTGTCTATAAAAAGAAACTGAATTAATCCATCTATTGCTCCTGCAAGACCATCCATTAATTTATCAGCTAAAGTTCTCTGATCACCTTCCCCTTGTTGTTTAAAACCTTCCCAAAATCCCATTACAGCTTCAACGAAACCCATAATATAACCAATAGGTGCAAATATTCTACCTACCCATACTGCGGCTTTTGTTGCAACACTTGCAGCTACCCCAAAGAACTTTTTAATAGCCTTAAATACGATTGAGTCTTTAATTGCTTTTACAGTATCCCCAATAGTATCTGCAATTCCACCGATAAATCCAAAGAGTTTACTTAATGCACCTTGTTCTCCTTTACCACCAAAAGAAAAGAAATTTTTAAATTTAGTAACCCATTCACCTAGTTTTGTAGATAAGGTACTAAATTTACTGTTTGGGCCAAAGAGTCCATCTATAAAAGTAAATACTTTGTTGATTATTCCATCTTTACCAGTAAAATCTGGAATGAAATTTTTAATTTTAGTCCAACCATTAGCTATTTTTCCCTCAGCTCCAAACCAGTTTTTCATAAAAGTAAATAACTTTTTTATATCACTATTATCTCCCACCCAATCTTCTGCATCTTGCAACATAGCAAAACCTTTTGCAATCTTTCCATCTTTTCCAAATATCGCTGTAAGATTGTTCCACATTGTTTTGAGCGGCCCTGCTTCATCTAATCCTAACTTTTTTAGATCTACCATTTGTTCAGCAGTTAAAAGAAATGCAGGAGATTTTGCTAATGTACCACCAATCCCAAAGAATCCAGTGATAGCTTTCCACATTTTTCTAAATGACCCATCGGGCCCGAATCCAGTAAAATCTTTAAATTTATCAACAACCTCAGTGAAAAGTTTACCTACTTTACCTTCTACACTAAAGAAAGTTTTAATAGCTGTCCACATTTTTCTAAAAGAACCATCTGGGCCAAATCCAGTATAATCTTTCATTTTTGAGACAACATTAGTCCACATTGTTCCAATCTTACCCTCAAGGCCAAATACTTTTTTAACTGCATCCCATAATAAAACTAATGGTGCTTTTGCAATATCAAACATAACATGACCTGCCCAACCAGTAACTATTGTAAAGAGATCAAAAAATAACCCTGCTGCACCAAATACTTTCCGAATAGCCGACCATAATTTCTTTAAATGGCCTTCTTCTCCAAACAATGCATTATTGGCCCATTTAGCAACATCTGCTGATAATGTGAAAAATTTACCAGATGCACCAAATATTACTTTAATACTTTTCCATAATGCCCATAATGCACCTTTACCCACACCACCTAAAAATTCAGCAGTATGCCACAGAGCT